AGCAGTCCAGCCCTGTAACTGAAGGTGACAAGATGGGCGCTGATCCAGTCACTTTCAAAATCGGGGAGCGAGAGCTAACCGAGAAGCAGATCGCTTCCACAATGGATAGATACAAGGCGTTGAATTACCAAAACGCTCAGATGAAGCCAGTAATGGAGGTTATAAAACAGCTTCAAGCTAAGTATCAAACAACACCAGATCAACTGGCTAAGGCCATTATGGAGATCGCTGAGTCTCCGAATATCTCCCAAGCCAGCGCGGCAATGGCAGGCGCTCATGAAGGGAACATCGACGTACCTGATGCTGATGCCGTTGCCGATAGATATCGAAGATGGGAAGAGGAGAACTCAGCAACCCTCCCACCGGGCTTTGAGGAGATAGGCCCGACAATGCAAAGGCTGGCTAACATGAATATGGAAACCCAAAACATGTTACGCGCAGTCCTTGCCCACAGTGACGGTGCAGTCCAAGCCGCCGCTCAAGCCAATCAGGAATCCCAGCAGAGAGAAGCAAACAATATGCAACGGGCTATTGCAAACAATCTGGATCGCGCTCAACAGGTATTCCAGATGACTGATGAAGACGCAATAGCTTTCAAAGACTTTGCGGAAGATCGCGGATACACAATGGAAGATTTCCTTGACCCCGATCTTCTAGTTAATGTTGTCAGGGACTTCCGAAATATGGGAACCGAGCCTGAATTAGCACAACTCCGAGCGCAACGAGAACGACGACAAGCCTACTCCGGCTCAATCGGATCAGGTGCCGCAACAGAATCTGCCGCAACCGCTTCCGCTGAACCAGAAGGCCAGACTGATCTGAACCGTCTTGCTGAGCAGATCCTTTCTCAGAGAAACCAGACAGCATAGTAGTATTTCTTTAATTAGGGACGACATAAAACAAATTGTTGTTCACAATACGCTTATAGAAGCGCTACGGCCCTTCTCTTTTCGCAGGTGCGATGGATATTCCGCATAGCGAGCCAATGTAAAAAACCGATTAACATTCCTATTAAGGAGACTAAAGAGTAATGTCTACTCCAATCCAAGGTCTTCGTGGTACGGGTGAATTCGATACCGATTTTCGGCCCAAGAACTATCGTGAACTTTTCACACTCTTGGAGCCAAATGGCTCGGCACCGTTTAATGCTCTACTTGCGATGGCTAATTCAGAAAGCACCGACGACCCGGAATACAAAAATTTTCGGGACGAGATGCCTGAGCGCACGCTCAAAATTAATAATAGCGGTGGCTATAACACAACTGCAACTGCTCTCGTGGTCGATTCGGACGCCAATACGAGGTTCGTTGTAATTGGCGCTCTGTTGACCAACCTCACCACTGGCGAAGTGATGCGTGCTTCTGCTAACTCCAACCCTGCTGTTCTGACAGCTATCACTGTCGAGCGGAATATTGGCGGCACTTCGCACTCTATTGCTGATGATGCTGATCTAGCTATTATCGGCTTCGCGGCCGAGGAAGGGGCAACAAGTCCAATCGCAGTATCGTTTGACGCTGTTGTCGTCAGTAACTATTGCCAGATTTTCCGTACGGCATTCAAAGTCACCAATACGCTGAAATCAACCTACCTCCGCACTGGAGATAAGGAAGATGAGGTGACGACGAAAGGCTTACGGATGCACATGATGGATATCGAACGTGCAATGATCTGGGGCAAGAAACACGAAACAGGCGGTACAACCGCTCAACCTACCCGCTACACTGGTGGCTTGCTCAATTCCATCACGACCGTCATTGATGGTAGCGCAGGCGCTCCCGGATATGTGAATGGCGTTATCAGCGAAGATCAGTTTGATCGTGAACTGATTGAGACTATCTTTGCGTTTGGTAGCAAGCAGAAGGTCGCCTTCATAGGCGCTCGCGTTGCAAGCAACCTACAGAAGATAGGCAAACAACGGTGGAGTCCCACGCAGGTTGAAGGCTCTTACGGAGTCTCCATGACCCGCTACGCCACCTTTGCTGGTGACCTGCTTGTCCATGTACACCCGCAGTTCCGCATGATTCCGGGCATGGAAAACTCGATGCTGATTGTCGATTTCCCATTCACCCGTTATCGCTACCTCGCCAATCGCGACACCCAGTTACTCAGGGATCGTCAAGCGAACGACGAAGATGCGGTGAAGCATGAGTACCTGACCGAATGTGGTCTGGAACTCCTGCAAGACAAGGTTCACGCCTACATCAAAAACTGGAGTGCCCTAACCTAATAGGGACGACAGTTCTCCCGTAAAGGGTTAAAAAGAGGGGGCTGAAATGCCCCCTTTTTCTATGGAGAACCTGATGTCAAATAAAAAACAAAAAGCCAGCCCGAAAACCAAAACAGCCCCGAAAGAAGAGGCCGTATTACCTGATGAAATAGAGATCGAATTCAAGTACGTCTCTAAAGAAAAGGAGGGGATGTTCAAAGTTCTTTACCCCGGCGGAGGGTGGAGACCATCAATGATGGGCGATGGCCGACTTATGTGGACGATAAGCGCATCCGAGAAGGATCGCTTTGAAGCACATCACCATTTCCAGATTGGAAGGATCATCCCTCATCATGGCTGATGCCCGTATTTCCACGCCGCATATTAAGGACGGCAATGCTCAACTTGAATCCCTGATCTTCTCAGCATTAAGAAGGTTTGGTGATTTCGCGCCAGACACATCAGACGGTCACCTGATGAGCATGATGCTTGAGTTCGCGAACCTCACTGTTGATGAGGTTCGCAACCACCCCTACTGGGATGATACCCAACTGGATTACTACACCGCCGTTTCTGAATCAGGCGCTGTACCAGACAACATTATGATCGCTGGCTTACTCACCCAATACGCCCTTCAGCAAGCGTCAGACAAAGCGCAGATGTTCACGATGCTTTATTACAAAACGCTTAATCAAGAATTATGGAACCGTCTCAACACCACCAACACCACGGATGGTGGCGGTAATCGAAGCCCAGCCCTTCAGGTAAGACCGATGGACTCACCCATAAACCAGTCCATTATTACGGGACAAGAGAAAGCCACAACCTAACATGGCTAGTAAGACCAGTTCGCCTACTGGCATTAATAACACTAGGACGGTAATCTATGGTACGTTTTCCGGCTTAGATACGTCTAGGCACGAAACATCTCTTGATACCAGCAAGTCATTGCACATGACGAAACTGGAAAACGGATACTGTGATTTCCAGGGGCAGATTGTCAGAGAGTCCACAGCGCATTTCAGGAAAGGTAGTTACCCTATCGTCCAAATGCGGTTCTTGGATAAAGACCATCTCGTATGGGCTGAGCAACGTGGCGGGGGCATCTACCTAAATAACGATAATGAAGACGAACTCGAAGCCTACGCATCGAACTCTCTGGTAAGTAGCACTACATTCAATCGAAAGGTGCATTTCACATCTCGATTACAAAGATCATTCAACTACGACGGTATCGTTTGGGTTCGCAACCAATCGTTCGCCATGAACGAGATCATGCGTCCCGCTTACTTTAGCGCTGTCCAAAGAAGGATGGTCGCCGCTGGTGTTTCAGGTAATGAGCAAACTGTTTATCTATCTCATGTAGATAATCATGAAGTGTGGGCGGATGATGAAGCGCCAGATAGTGCTGACGCCCTGCGAGGCGGCAAAATAAATATCTCTAATATCGTTGGCTCAGCCGGACGAATCACAGGTATAGCCCCATTCGAGCAAACCAAGCTCGCCATCTTTACTGAAGACAGAACCTTCATTTACGATATAGATCCAGATATAGCTAAATGGCTTCTCGATAACAGGGCATCCATTAACATTGGCTGTGTCTCCCACAACACCATTCAGTCGGCTGGCTCCGACCTTCTCTATTGCTCTCGTTCTGGTATCCACACAGTCCATCGCTCAGAAGATAACGGCATCTTGTTGATGAGCCAATCTTTAAGCGACAAGGTAGAAATTCTCTATCGATCCTTTCTTTCCCAAGTGGATGATCCAGAAACCATCAATGCTGTTTTTGATAGAGACAATAAGCAATACCATGTTTACTTTCCAATTTCTGGCGGTATTACAACGCAACGACTTACCTTAAATCTCAACACAGAAGTAAAGGAGGGAAGGATTAAGTGGTCTACAGGCACTTATCTAAACGCAAGATGCGGAGCGTTTTACGGAGGGCAACTCGTTGTTGGAACCGGGGGTGGCGCTTTCAATGTAGACAAGCCAGAGGATATAAACCCAGATTCAGTGGCCCCAGAGATGACGGCTGTGACTCCAATTCTATGGCTCAAGGATATCGAGAACACGAAAGAATCTCAGAGCCTCACAATAATTGCATCCGGCCCCGGCGAAATAAAAGTCGAGGCGCTGAATGAGGAAAACAAACAATTAGCCTCTTGGGTCATGGAGATCGATGGCGACACGGACGACAACCGCTATATCGGCGTGCCATTATCCAAGCAATATCATCGTCAATTTAACGCCAGATTCAGAGGCTTACGACTTCGCTTTACAGCGAAGTCCAAAGGGCTGGTTCGGATCGTTGGCTTCATCGTAAAAATGAGGTAATCGCATGGCTCGCCTTCGCCAACAGTACCCAAACAACTACCTAACTTCGGGCAACATCAGCACCGAATTTGAGAACCTAGTCAGGTATCTCAATGTTGGGGAACTCGGCAACAAAACACTCGGAGAACTTTTAACTGTCCTATTTGATAGTGATGGTGTATTCCAAGGCCCAATCGAAATGCGCCTTGATTCCACACTCGGCCTTCAATACAGGGTAGGCACCTACGCTGGCGCTGAAACCGGATGGGTCACCTTATCAGATATCGCATCCTTGCGAGGAACACCAGGTGCGGATCTTGGTACGATTGGCGCTCCGATCTTGTATTCTCGGCAAGACACAACAGCAATAGCGAACCAGACCATTGTTGATTACGCACATGTATCGACAGATGAACTTCTTGTTTATAAGAACGGCCTGCTAAAACGAGAAGGTAGTGGTCATGATTACACTAAAAGCCACACAACAGGATCAGGAGGCACAGGCGCAGTAACCTTCAACACTGCCTTACTCGTCAATGAGAAGGTATCAATCTACAAAATCCGCGCCGACAATATCACTGGATACACCAGAACAGACACGGATGTTCCGGCTGGTGGTCAGGCTGTATTTCCATTTGTCCATGATGCAGACACAGTCCTTCAGGTTTATGAAAATGGTATCCTTCAGAGAGAAGGTGGCGGAAATGACTACACCACGAGTCCATCATCTAATACGGTAACCTTCACTTCAACTGTCTCCGCCAATGACCTAGTATCTATCGTAACGGTAGAGAACGTGGGCGACACGGTTATATCTGGCTTGATGCTGGAATCCCGATATACGGACACCTCAAGTGGCAAGATCGACTACACAAACCTATCCATCGCCGCCGACGAAATCCCGCAAGCCAAAGTAGACGGTCTAGTTGCCGCACTTGCCGCATCAGCCACTTTAACGATTGCGGCGACAGCCCCAGTAAGCCCAGCCCCAGCTTCAGGCAACCTTTGGCACGACACTTCAATCACACCAAACGAACTGAAGTTCTACAACGGCACATCATGGCTCAGCACAGCTGCTGAACAGTCTATCCCGACATTCGCTGTAGGTAATAACTCCCACTTTCTTCAGGTAACTGGTTCAGGGACAGCGCTCCAGTGGGCTGATGTAGACCTTACTTCGCGCGTTCCCAAAACCTACATGGGCGCCGCGAGCGGTGTTGCCTCTCTCGACTCTAACGGACGGCTACCCAATACCCAGTTACCCACAACCCTGATTACGGACAGCATCTATTACAAGGTACCTGGCACGGTGACTAACACCAATTACACAATCAAGCACATGTACAAAGACCACATCCAAGTAGTTGGCATGAGCATACGTACATCAAGTGGCACCTGCAATGTTCAACTAATGGCAGGTGGCGTACTCAAAGACAGCGCAC